AGCGGGTATGCACAGTTCAAGACGGCGTACTGGTTACGGCGCTAGCAGCCGCACACGGCGGGTGGTTCAGGGCCCGCGTGCGCGGCTGGGAGCACGAAGATCACCCCGGCCTCGTGTTCAGCGAGGCAAGCGCCAGCGCTAGCGTTCAGGCGCGGCGCGGCGGCGGGCTGGGCTGGCAGCCAGTCGAGTACATCGGCCACCTGAGCATGGCTAACCCCGCATGGTTGACAGTCGAGGATGGGCCGCAATGAACTACGCAGGCTTCGACGTGTACGCGCACAACCGAGCCACCACCCGCTATGGCCGAAGCTTCGACGCTCGCAGCCTTGTGCCGTCTGCCGTGCCAATCGACTGCCCGTTCTGCGGCAAGGCGACCACGGTCAACGAGGGCCGCATAGCACAGCACATAGAGCGTTGCGGCTTCACCCTGTGCCCAGGCGGCGGCGTGCAACCGTACATCGCAGCGCAGCGGGCGGCAACGTTGACGGCAGATTATCGACTACCGTGTGAGGGGGGGTTGGAATGAGTGACGACGCGCTAACCTTCAACGCCGTGGTTGCCAAGGTGCAAACGTTGGTTGACAACGGCATACGAGTGACGCTTGATCTGCCAGAGACCGCCATCGAAGCGGCGGCGGTGCTCATGGGAGTGAAGCGCAATGGGCTGGCGATTAAAGTAAGCGTGACGATTGACAAGGGCAAGTGATCCGTTTAGACGGTGTGAAAATGGCAGACCGTAACGATAAAGGACAATTCATACCGGGAAGCGGAGGCGGGCCAGGTAGACCAAAACGGCGCACTGAGGAACAATACCTTGACGCTATGATTTCTCGCGTCACCATCAAGGACTGGCGCGAGATCGTAGACAAGGCCGTGTCTCAGGCAAAACGAGGCGATAGCAAGGCGCGGGCTTGGCTGTCGGATTACGTGCTTGGGCCTCCGCCACAGCAGATCAAACACACTGGCGCTGACGGCGGCGATATCATCATTCAGTGGACAGATGCCGAAGATAAAGGCTAGTTTGCACCCAGGACAAGCGGAAGTCCACAACCACCCGGCGCGGTTCAAGGTTTTGGACTGCGGCCGCAGATGGGGGAAGACGAGGCTCGGCGTCATGGAGTGCATGGGCGCTGCTGTGGCCGGTCAGCGCGCTTGGTGGGTTGCGCCGTCCTACAAGATGTCCGAAGTAGGATGGCGACCGCTGCGCAGGCTGGCCGGCCAGATACCCGGCGCTGAAGTGCGCAAGGTTGATAGGCAGGTCATTCTACCGGGCGGCGGAGAGGTGAGCGTTCGCAGCGCTGACAACCCCGACAGCCTGCGCGGTGAAGGGCTTGACTTCGTGGTGTTGGATGAATGCGCGTTTATGTCCGAGCTTGCATGGAATGAGGCACTGCGGCCTGCGCTGGCAGACAGGCAGGGCAATGCGCTATTCATCTCCACGCCAAAGGGTCGCAATTGGTTCTGGTACCTGTGGCAACGTGGGCAGGAACCGGGAGGCGAGTGGAATAGCTGGCGCTTCACGTCCTACGACAACCCGCACATAGCCGACAGCGAGATTGACGCAGCCAAGGCAACACTGCCAGAGCGGGTGTTTCGCCAAGAGTTCATGGCAGAGTTCATAGACGACGCTGGCGGCGTGTTCCGTCACGTCATGGACGCAGCGACGGCCAAAGAGCAAAGCAGCGCACAGGCAGGCCATGACTATGTGTTCGGCGTGGACTGGGGCAAACACAACGACTGGACGGTTATCACGGTGCTGGACATAACAGACAAAGCGCTGGTACACCTGGACAGGTTCAACCAGATTGATTACGTGGTACAGTCCAACCGGCTGCGGGCGCTGGCGTCAAGGTTCAGGCCGGTGTCAATCATCGCTGAAAGCAATTCGATGGGTGATCCGCTGATTGAGCATCTACAGCGTGACGGCTTGCCAGTCCAGCCGTTCCAGACAGCCAACGCAACCAAGACAGCAGCAATCGACGGGCTGGCGCTGGCATTCGAGCAAGGGTCTATTCGTATCCTTAACGATCCTGTGCTTGTCGGTGAGTTGCAAGCCTACGAGATGGAACGGCTACCGTCCGGCATGCTGCGTTACAATGCGCCGGAGGGTATGCATGACGACTGTGTTATGTCGTTGGCTATTGGCTGGACTGGCGTAAACAACACCCCTTGGCTGTTGTGGTAACACGATGTGGTTGATATTCGCTGCGATAGCACGAACAACAACGGCACGGGCCATCTGCTCGCCCGCGTCAATGGCGGTATGCTTGAAGTATACTGCGTCAAGTGCAAAACGTGGCACGCCGTCCCTGTGGTGCGCATCGTCGCCGACGCGATCCATGACGCCGGTCACGCGGCACAGGATGGCGGCGACAAGCGCTTGCTGTGGTGAGATTGCATCTTGACACAGATGTGTTTTCGTGATATGCTGAACACGTGGCCGGCGGGTGACAACCTGTAACGTATTCGCCCCATAGCGGGCAGCGCCACAACCGCAGATTTCACGCCCCCATCGGGTTATCCGATGGGGGTTTTGCGTTTATGGACTACATCTCACTCCTACAGCGTCCAGTGCTGACAGTCAAATATGATCAGGCGACGCGCAGCCTCAAGACAGCAGGGGGCGGGCCGCTTGACGATTTCTGGTATGAGCCAGCCGGCAATGCGAAAGAGGACACCGACCCCGCTACGCTGTTCCGCTCCGTGGCATGGCTCTACCGGGGGGTGGGGCTGCGAGCGCACGCGGTCAGCAGTATGCCGTTTCGCATCATGCAGGGGGAGACCGAACGAGACACCAGCGACGATTATCAGAACGTGCTAGGCTTCCTCCCCAACCCGCGCCGGTTGCTGTACTTGACCGAGGCGGCGCTTACGTGCTACGGCATGGCCTACTGGTGGCGCGAAGCCAACCGGGTGACGGTCAAGGGCGTGCGCTACGTGCGCCCTGACACCATAGAGCCGATCATCTATGCACGGGGGCTGCAAGGCTTCTATCGCACGGCCAACGGCAAGCGGGTGCAAGTTCCTCCGCAGCAGCTCGCCTACTTTTGGCAGCCCGATCCGTGGGTGGAGCTTGGGCCCCCTGAGAGCAGTCCCCTCATGGCGGCGATTTCTGCATCTGGCGTGCTGTACAACCTGAACACGTTCAGCGCAGCGTATTTCAAGCGCGGCGCGATCAAGGCGACGCTCTTGACCGTGCAGGGCGCACCTGTGGCGGCTGAGCGTGACCGGCTCAAGACGTGGTGGCGCCAGATGGTAACAGGTGTGCGCAACGCGTGGGCTGCTGAGCTTGTCAACGCCGATGCCGTGACACCCGTCGTCATTGGAGAGGGGCTGAAAGAATTGTCCAGCGCCGAGCTAACAGCCGAGAAGCGGCAGGATATTGCGCAGGCGCTAGGCATTCCGCAGTCTGTCATGTTCAGCGAGAGCGCCAAGGGGCTGGGCGGCGAGGGCGTAGCGACACAGGACGAAAAGCACTTTTACGAGAAAACTGTGCTGCCTGAATGCGAACTAATCGCCGAAGCGTTGAATGAGCAGATGCTTGCACCGCTGGGCTATCGGTTGGAGTTCGTGCCTGATAGCCTCGATGTGTTCCAGGAGGACGAAAACAGCCGGGCGACTGCGTTTGCGTCTTACGTGTCGGCTGGACTGCCGATTGACCTTGTGGCCGAAATGCTGGGCTTGGAGTTGCCACCGTCCTGGGACTATGACAAGTTGCGAGCTATGCGTGAGGAACGCGAAAAGCAGGCGCAAGAGCAGTTTGGCATGGAGCAGGACAACGAACCGCAGGACGATGACGACGACGACGAACGCGACGCCAAGGCGCTGGCCGACCTGCGCAAGTGGCGTGTCAAGAGCGCCAAGCGTGGTCGGCTGGCGGAGTTCGTGAGCGACTTCATCCCGGCTGCTGTGGTTGACGACGTGAAGGCCCACAGCGCTAACGGCTGGCGTGATGCGCTGGACGGCGTGATTGCAGTCTACGAGGGTGAGGACGGCGCACAGCCTGAGCCGGCACCCATCAAGACCACCGACACCACCGAACTTGTGGCCGCGCTGCGCAGCGCGACCGAGGCATTGCTACATGGACAGCCTCAGCCTGAGTGACGCCGTTGTGAGCGTAGCCGACTGGATGAAGGCAAACGACATTGCGTTGCCCTCCGACCTGGCTGCGAACATTGAAGCCGTCAAGACCCAGGCATATTTCCAGC